GGAATAATACAGGTTCAGTACTTTCTCAAAATGCAATGGCATCAGGTTCTTCTGATAATGTACGATGGGAAGTTAATACAGTAAATACTTCCTCAGGAACTTTTTCATTACTTATTAGACAAGGTACAGATACCCAAAACAATAAATCAATATTAGAATCTTGGACTAATTTATCGTTAGATCCAACCCAAGATAACTTTATCTCCAGAGTAATTGGTGATGAAAAAGCTAACTATATTTCAGGAGATAATTATTTGCAAATATCTGGATCATATCCAAATGCTTCTAGGTATGTAAGAGTTAAATCGGTTACTACTACCCCTAATTATTTAGATAATGCTGGAAACGCACGAGATATATATACGGGATCACTTCCATTAATAGGATCGGGTTCGTACAATGGTTCATTTGCTGGAGGTGTAGGTAATATAATTCCTACGGGTAGAACAATGAATATGTATCAAGATATTAATGCTACAGATTCACAAGGTTTAGTAGGAAGTGATTATACTACTATGTTAAATTTATTATCTAACCAAGATGATTACCAATTTAACTCATTATTCCTCCCAGGTTTAACTAATGCTGACCATACATCTCAGATTACTACAGCTATCAATAATACTCAAACTAGAGGTGATAGTATTTTAGTGATTGACCCTGATGGGTACTCTACTAGTATTACAGAAACTGTAAATCAAGCATCTTCAAGAAATAGTTCATATGCAACTATGTATTGGCCTTGGTTACAAACAATAGATCCTGATTTAGGAACTAGAGCATGGGTCCCAGCCTCAACTATGATCGCAGGAGTTTATGCATTTAACGACAGTGTAAGCGAGCCATGGTTTGCCCCAGCAGGTATCAATAGAGGAGGATTAACTAACGTAGTTCGCGCTGAAAGACAATTAACAGCTACTAATAGAGATACTTTATACGAAGAAAATGTAAACCCAATTGCAACATTCCCTGGAACAGGAGTTGTAGTATATGGACAAAAAACACTACAAAAACAAGCTAGTGCTTTAGATAGAGTAAATGTTAGAAGATTATTGATTTCACTTAAATCTTATATTGGACAAGTTGCTCAAACATTAGTATTTGAACAAAATACAGCAGCTACAAGAAATAATTTCTTAGCAGCAGTAAATCCATATTTAGAAACTGTTCAACAAAGACAAGGTTTATACGCTTTTAAAGTAGTAATGGATGACAGTAACAACACCCCAGATGTAATTGATAGAAATCAATTAATTGGTGCTATTTACTTACAACCAACCAAAACAGCTGAGTTTATAATTTTAGACTTTAATGTATTACCAACAGGGGCTACTTTCCCAGTATAAAGGTTTAAAGAACGAATATTTATAATAGAATAAAATAGATAACAATGGCAGTATTAGATCCGAACGAAATATTTTTCACAGCGTTTGAGCCAAAACAAGCGAATAGATTCATCATGTATATTGATGGGTTTCCAGCTTACACAATTAAAGGTGTAGGTGCTGTAACATTAAGTCAAGGCACAGTGGCTTTAAACCATATTAACGTTCAACGTTTCGTTAAAGGTAAATCTACTTGGGGTCCTATCCAGTTTACACTATTTGATCCAATCACACCTTCAGGTGCACAAGCAGTAATGGAATGGGTAAGACTACACCACGAATCAGTAACTGGTAGAGATGGTTATTCAGATTTCTACAAGAAAGATTTGACATTTAACGTATTAGGTCCTGTAGGTGATGTAGTATCAGAATGGATTATCAAAGGTGCTTTAATTACTGAAACTAATTTTGGTGAATATGGTTGGGATACAGAAAATACTGCTATCAATTTAACGATGACAGTACAACCCGATTACTGTATCTTAAACTTCTAAAAAAAAGTAAATACTTTTAAAGAGAGCTTGGCTTACGTCAAGCTCTTTTTTATATTAAATATGTATACACGATAAACGTTATAAATAAAAATATGAGTTTTAACTTACCAACAGAAACAATCGAGTTACCTTCAAAAGGTTTATTATATCCTGAAGGTCATCCACTATCAAATGGTACTATTGAAATTAAGTACATGACTGCTAAGGAAGAAGATATTCTTACCAACCAAAATTATATTCAAAACGGAACCGTATTAGACAAATTATTAAAGTCCCTAATTGTAACTAAATTTGATTATAATGATTTAATTATTGGTGACAAGAATGCTATTATGGTTGCTGCTCGTATTTTAGGATATGGGGCCGAATATAAATTTACTTATAATGGAGTAGAAGAAGTTGTTGATTTATCTCAAATTGAAAATAAACCCTTAGATGAATCTTTATATACTAAAGGACAAAACGAATTCACATTCACACTCCCAGCTTCAAATAATGAAATTACATTCAAATTTCTAACTCAAGGTGATGAAGTTAAAATTGACAGAGAATTAGAAGGATTAAAAAAATTAAAAAAAGAAGAATCTCCTGAATTAACTACTCGTTTAAAATATATGATTACTTCTATTAATGGTGATCGAGAAACCAAAACAATCCGAGAATTTATTGATCAAGCCTTTTTAGCTCGAGATGCTAGATCATTTAGAGAGCATATTTCAAAAATTCAACCAGACGTGGATTTAACTTTTTTTCCCTCTACTTCAAACAAGTCAATCTCTCTCCCAATTGGGATTAACTTTTTTTGGCCTGACGCCAACCTCGGCTAAACAATATAGATTAAATTTTTTAACTCAAATCCATGAAATTTGTTTTTATGGACAAGGGGGGTATTCTTGGCCTATAGTTTATGAAATGCCTTTATGGTTAAGAAAATTTACTTATTCTAAGATTAAAGATCATTATGATAAACAATCAGAAATGATGAAAAAATCTAAAGAATCCTCTAATCCTAATTCTACTAATATGATAAATTCAGATGGGACTGTAAAAATCCCTACAAAAAGTAGCTATAAATAATATTTATAACATATAAATAGATTATGGCCCTAAAAGACGATATACAAGCTGCAAGAGAAGAACTTATTGCTTTAGATGGTGAACTTAAAGGTATTGGAGAACAATTAAAAGAAGGAATTGGTTTTCAAATGGAAGCTTTAAATGAAACTACTCAAAAAGTAGCGAAAAGTTTTCAAAGAGATTTAGGGAGTGCTATAAATAGATCTAATAAAAGCCTTGATGAACAAGAAAAAATTAGACAAAAAATCCTTAAAGGTCAAGATGCTTCTAAAGAAATAGAAAAAGAAATAGTTAAAGTTCAAAAAGAACGAGATACTATTTTAAGAAAAATAGAAGGTCTTAAGAGAGCAGGAGTAGCGTTTAATGCTGAAGAAATTCTTTTATTAGAATCAAGTTTAGAAGCCCAAGAATCATCTTTAGAAACTCTTAATGAGATAAATACTACCCAAATTGCTAACCGAGGCCTTAGTGGTAATATTCTCCAAAATGCTAAAGAATACTTAATAACTCTAGATAAATCTGGATTAGCTGCTCAATTTTTAGAGGGTAATTTATCTAAAGCACAAAAAGTTGCCTTAGCAGGAGAAGCAGTAATTATTGCTATTGCTAAAGGTGCTTTAGAAGGTAGTGATAATATAGCTCAACTAGAAAAAAATCTAGGAATTAGTTATTCTTCATCTTACAGACTTCAAAACAGCCTAGCTATTACTGCTGCTAGTTCTGAGAAATTATTTATTACTTCAAAAGATTTAAATAAATCATTTACTGATTTAGCAGCTCAAACAGGTTTATTATCTGATTTTGGGGGTGATACATTAGTTACAATGACTGCTTTAACTAAACAATTAGGTTTAGGGGTAAAAGAAGCATCTCAATTATCATTATTAGCCAGAACACAAGGAGAAGATACTGAAGGCATTTTAGATAGCACTGTAGAAACTGTTAATGCTGTTAATAGACAAAGAAAAAGTGCTATTAGTGCTAAAGCAGTTTTAAATGATATATCTACTGCTTCTGCTTCAATTGTAGTGTCATTAGGAATGTCTCCTCAATTATTAGCTGAAGCTGCTACTGAAGCTAGAG